TAAAGATGCAAAAGACTTTAAGGGCTTGACTGATCACGAGCAACACATTTTTACAAGTAATCTTAAACGACAGATCCTGTTAGACAGTGTGCAAGGTCGAGCACCAGTAGAAGCATTTGGTCCTGTGGTAAGTTTGCCAGAACTTGAAAACTGGATTCAAACTTGGACATTCAGTGAAACTATTCACAGCCGTAGTTACACACATATCATCCGTAATGTTTACAGCAATCCAAGCACAATCTTTGATGAGATGTTGAACATCGAAGAGATTGTAGACTGTGCAGGAGACATTTCAAAATACTATGACGAGTTGATTGAAATGTCAGGCTACTTTAACTTGTTGGGCGAAGGCACTCATACAGTAAATGGCAAGAAAGTCACAGTTGATTTGTATGAACTAAAGAAGCGCATTTGGCTTACACTGATGAGTGTAAACATTCTTGAAGGTGTTCGCTTCTATGTATCGTTTGCTTGCTCTTGGGCATTTGCAGAGCTGAAAAAGATGGAAGGCAATGCAAAGATCATCAAATTGATTGCCCGTGATGAAAACCTACACCTAGCAAGCACACAGATGTTGTTGAAGTTGTTGAAAAAAGACGACCCAGACTATGCAAAGATTGCCGAAGAAACAGAAGACGAGTGCGTTCAAATGTTTGTTGATGCAGTGGATCAAGAAAAAGCATGGGCAGACTATTTGTTCAAAGACGGTTCAATGATTGGCTTGAACACAGAGTTGCTGTCACAGTATGTAGAATGGATTGCCACACGCCGTATGGGCAATGTTGGATTGAAGTCACCTTACAATATAAAAAATAATCCGCTGCCGTGGACACAGAAGTGGATCTCAGGTGCAGATGTACAAGTGGCTCCGCAAGAAACAGAAATCACATCATATGTATCAGGTGGTACAAAACAGGATGTGAGCACAGACACATTTAAAGGATTTAGTTTATGATATACATTTGGGGTAAACCAGCATGTCCATCATGCACTAAAGCAAAGGCACTTTGCGAAAAATATAACTATAGTTATGAATACAGAGAACTTGGTAAGGATTTTGAAAGAGAGGAAGTTTTAGCAGAGTTTCCAGAAGCACGAACCTTTCCTCAGATTGTTATCAATGGACAAAAAATTGGCGGCTACGAGCAATTTGTAAAATATATCGAAGACACAGGCTATACAGGAACAGGATATACCTTATGATTATTGAAACGCCGTACAAGGCAAACGACACAGTTACAGTTAAAACCACAGGCGGCGATGAGATTGTTGCTCGCTTCAAAGAAGAAGATGCAAACAGCATTACTTTAGAAAAGCCGTTGGCATTGATGGCGACACAACAAGGCATGGGTCTTGCACCATTTGCCTTTACCATTCCACAGGACGCCAAAATTAAGCTAAATAAGAGTGCAGTGTTGTTTGTTCACAAAACTGAAAATGAAATGGCAAAACAGTATGTGACCAGCACCACAGGAGTTCAGTTAGCGTAGGAGTGTTATGCCGTTAGTAGCAAGAAAAGATGGTGTTGATACAGTAAACACAGTCCATGTAAGTGTAGGCGATGCTGATCCAGATGACGGCATTGCTTGCGATGCAAGTGCTCAAAACATTGGTACGCTAGACGGTTCGCCTGATGTATTTGTTGAAGGTGTAGGAGTTGTAAGAGCAGGCGATAATGAAGCAGCTCATACGATTCCAGGTTGTTCCACACATCAAACTGGTCTTTCAACTTATAGTGGAAATGTATATGCAAACAACAAACAAATAGGCCGCAAGGATGATACCTACGGTTGCGGTGCAACTATTACTAGTGTCTCACAAAGCACAGTTTATGCAAACGGCACTTGACAAGCTCTTAAAAATCAGTTATAGTACAGCATAGGCAATAAGAAAGGCAAACTATGAACAATATTATTTTGACTGACATTGATGGCGTGATGCTGAACTGGGAGTGGGCATTTACTACATGGATGGAACAACATGGTTACACACAAGTAGAAAACGGTAATCAATATTACAATGTATATGAACGCTTTGGTATTACAGAAGCAGAGGGCAAAGCTCAAGTAAAAATTTTCAACGAAAGTGCAGCAATTGGTTTCTTGCCAGCATTGCGAGACAGCATGTACTATGTGAAGCGACTGCACGAAGAACATGGGTATGTATTCCGTGCTATTACCAGTTTGAGTCTAGATCCTAGTGCGTACAAGTTGCGCAAGATGAATCTTGAAAAACTGTTTGGTCAAACAGCATTTGATGATTTGCTTTGCTTGGATACTGGTGCTGACAAAGACGAAGCATTGGATCCTTACAGCGATACAGGCATGTGGTGGATTGAAGACAAGATGGAAAATGCTATCGCAGGACTCAAATTAGGATTGCGTCCTATCTTGATTGAGCATGGATATAACATGTATGACAGTGTACCAGTTGGTATGAAGAAATGTCTAAACTGGAAAGAAATTTACGAGCATATTCTAGCAAATGGATAATGAAGATCTGCACGAACAAATAAAACTTGCATACAATCTTTATTTAAAAGAGAATGACAAGTTCGAGTCTGGTGTTAAAGCCAGTGCCGTTCGTGCAAGACAAGCATTGCATGACTTAAAACTTCTAATTGTTGAAAGACGAAAAGAAATACAAGAGAAGAAAAACGATATGTGAATAAATACATTAAGGAGTTGATATGGCAATAGATCTTAGAAATATAAACGATATAAAACAATGGATTTTGACTGAGTATGGTGTTGTTTCTGACAAAGTTGTAGGCTCTGATGAGATCCATTACGACAGATGTGTGATTAAAAAAGCCAAGCCTGGCATATTTAAACAAACCACTGTAGAAGATATGTGGAGTGTAACTCGTAAAGGACACACCGAAGATTATATGCGTAAAGCAGAACTTGAAAAAGAACTAGAAGCAGGCGGCGGTCTTCTATATTTTATTATTCCTGAAGACAGACACTATTAATCATTGTTAGCGTACAACATGTAACAGTTTTGTAAATACTGTATGTTGAGAAACGACCTTAAAGAAGAATACAGATTGTTCTATATGGTGAAAGGTCACCTCGACGCTTCCCCTGAAACAGTAATAGCAAGTGCAAATGGATATTTCAAACGCCTCTGGTATGATGGCGGCGATGGTGCACCCCTTTACGACTACAGTGATCAGTTTGAACAAGCATGGAGTGCTAGACAGAATGGTTTCGAAAAAGATACAAGACCTAAGTAATGACGATTTGTCATACTTAGAAAAACTACTAGGCGAGCAATTTGCCAAAGAGTTAGAACAAGATAAAACTTGGGAACAAAAGAACAAATATGATCGCCCAGGTGAAAAGAAAAGCAGAATCGTTCGTCTTATGAATGCAATCCGTGCTCAAAAAGATATTAAAAAAAGAACATCAGAAAAGTGGTAAAGGCTTCTTTGTAGGCATTGGTGCAATGCAATGTGTTTTCGCTGATTGCGGACACAGTGTACATTGTGGCATAGGTTTGTGCAAATTGGCAAAGAAATCATCCAGAGGTTCAAATGGATCGCCTCCTTTGTATTGACTTAATAGATCAACCGCATGATCCTCTAGAGGAAATTGTTTTATTAAATCTTCTGCTAGTCCAGTAAGGTGACACTGATACAGTTTACCTTTGTGAAAATAACTGCAAGGTGGCAAGCCGTCTACGCATACATTATGAGCTTGTTCAGCATCGCTTCTATGAAACTTCCATTTGCTATTTTCAACACCCGCTCTTGCACTGCTAATAAAATCAGTTGTTGTGTAATAAACAAACAATGGTGTTTTACTATTGCTGCGGATGTACTTGGTTTGGTCTCCACGCTGTACTATATTATAATGTTGTCCTTCAAGCACTTGTTTTATAGATTGTACAATGATTTCTTCAAATGCAGGATCGTGTATACTGATATCAATGTACCATCCTAAGTTTAACAGTTGTCTACAAGTTTCGATATGATTCTTTATCAAGGTGCCATTTGAACTCACATAGTGTCTACGAGCATTAGGCCACAGTTCTTTCAATGCCTTTGCCCAAGATAATATATCTGGATTGGTAAATGGTTCACCTCCATGTATTGTAACCACATTTATATCTAATAGGGTACTCCATTTTTCGTAATAATGAGCAAAGTCTTGATAACGGTAATGATTTTTAAATGCAAAGTTATTGAAACTTTCGCAACCGGCGCAGGTTAAATTACATACATTTGTAATATTGAATGCACTATCAAATATTTTGTACATATGATATTTATAGGTTGACATTTTAAATACAATCAATTATAAATAACCTGTAGGCGTTACAAAGCGTATTTGGACCCCGGGGCGGTACCGGGCGCCTCCACCATAAACACTATGGGGGCGACATTAGGATTCGACAGGTAGGCAAGTTTACAAAACACAAATGCAAACGATAACTTTGCACCTTCTGGTTACGCTCTA